CTACACACCGGTGCTGCGGCGGCAGTGGACGGGCGTCAATCACACCCGTCTGCACAGCGAGCTCCGCGACCTGGCTTTGGCGTGGAACGCGCGCGCCGTGGTGGTGGACGCCACCGGGGTGGGCGCCGGGATGGCTTCCTTCCTCGAGCGCTCACTGCCCGGGCGCGTGGTGCCCTTCGCCTTCAACGCGGCTTCCAAATCGCGGCTGGGCTGGGACTTCCTGGGCGTGGTGGATTCAGGGCGCTGGTGCGAACCGCAGCTCGATCCATCTCGCCAGCCGCAGCAGGCGCAGCACCAGCAGGAATTTTTCGCCCAGCTGGCTGTCTGCCAGTTCCAGGTGGCAGATGGACCTGACCAGCGCATGCGCTGGAGCGTGCCCGATGGCACGCGCGACCCCGCCAGCGGCGAACTGCTGCACGATGACTGGATCATCGCCGCCGCGCTGTGCGCTCAGCTGGAGGAAATGGACTGGCAGCCCTCCGCCGCTCCGCTCATCATCCCCGCGCCTGATCCGCTGAAGGGGATGAAAGGACAGTTTTAGTGAATGAGCGCAGAGTGATTAAGCGCTTGGTGATTAGGCACTAAGCACTGATCACTAATCACTAAGAACTAATTTCCACACGAAAGGAAACTCCCATGCTTTTTGGAATCGACGTCAGTTACCACCAGGAATGGATCGATTGGCACAAGGTCAGCACCAGCGGGGTGCGCTTCGCCATCATCAAAGCCAGCGAAGGTGAAACCTATATCGACCCGCAGTTTGAACAGAACATGCGCGGCGCTGCCGAAGCCGGTATCGTCACCGGCACCTATCACTTCTTTTTGCCGCGGTTCGACCCGCTGCTGCAGGCGCGGCATTACGTGAAAACCCTGCAGGAGCTGGGCGGCAAGCATCCCACCCTGCCCCCGTGCATCGACATCGAAACCCCGGGGCTCGGCAGGAGTGGACTCAACCAGGCGCTCAAGGTCTTCCTGGGCGAGATCTTCAAGCTCACCGGGCGCAGCGGGATGATCTACGTCTCGCCCGGCTTCTGGAACTCTTACCTGCCCGTGCCGGTGCTCAGCAACTACAAGCTGACCACCTCGGGGGTGGATTGGGCAGCCGAGCACCCGCTGTGGGTGGCGCACTACACCACCGGCTGGCCGTACCAGGTGTACCCCTGGGCGGGCTGGTCTTTCTGGCAGTACTCCAGCTCCGGCAAGATCCCGGGGGTGAGCACGCGCGTGGACCTCAACCGCTTCAGCGGAAATGCAGAAGACCTGGCTGCGCTGGTGGAAGTATGAGCAGCGCGCCGGCAGGATTGCTGCGCCGCCTGCTCAACTCAGCGGGATTGAAAGACAGCCGCCCGGTGCGCGCTGCCTTGAGCAGCACCGAGACGGACAGCACCTTCACCGTCGGCAGCCGCCTGGGCGAGAATCCCGCCGAACGCTACGCGCCGGACCGCGAGGAGATGCTGCGCCAGGCGTTGGAAGCCTGGCGGGTCAATCCGCTGGCGCGGCGCATCGTGGGGCTCACTTCGCAGTACGTGGTGGGCGGCGGCATCAGCTTTTCCTGCGCGCATGAACCCACCGCCGCCTTCCTGGGCGACCTGTGGGAGCATCCGCTCAATCGCCTGTCGATGCGCGTGTACGAGTGGTGCGACGAGCTGACGCGCAGCGGCAACCTCTTCCTGCTGCTCTCGACCGACGCGGCGGGGATGAGCTACCTGCGCGCGGTGCCCGCCAGCCAGGTGCGCCAAATCCGCTCGCGCGCCAACGACCCTGACCAGGAGACCGGCTACGAGATGCAGCCCGACCGTTTGGACAGCGCCGAGCCGGTGCAATGGAAGGCGTACGATCCGCGCTTCGATGCACCACGCGAGACTGGCGGATATGACACGGTGATGCTGCATTACGCCGTCAACCGCCCGGTGGGCGCACAATGGGGCGAATCCGACCTGGCGCCCATCTTGCGTTGGCTCAGCCGTTACTCCGCCTGGCTGGAGGACCGCGCGCGTCTCAATCACTACCGCAACGCCTTCCTTTACATCGTGCGCGCGCGTTTTGCCAGCGACGCAGAAAGGCGCGCCCGTCAGTCCGCGCTCAACGCCGCGCCGCCGTCACCGGGTTCGATCCTGGTGACCGACGAGAACGAGAGCTGGGAGGCGCTGCATCCGCGGTTGGAATCTGACGAAGCCGGTCAAGATGGGCTGGCGCTTAAAAAGATGCTGGCGTCCGGCGCGGGCATCCCGATGCACTTCCTGGCGGAACCCGAGGGTGCGACGCGCACCACGGCTGAAGCCGCCGGGGGACCTACCTACCGCTACTTCGAACAGCGCCAGCGCTTCTTCCTGTGGATGTTGGGCGACGTGCTGGCAGCGGCGGTGAACAGGCGTTCACGCATCGACCACCGCGTCTCACGGCGCGCCCCTATCCGTATGCATGGCGCAGACATTTCCGCCCGCGACAACATCTCGCTGGCGATGGCGGCGGGCAATATCTCACCAACGCTGTACGCGCTGCGCGACCGCGGTCTGATCGACGACGCCGAACTGCTGCGCCTGGTGTACCGCTTCTGCGGAGAGAGCGTCAACGTGGAGGAGATGCTGGCGCGCGGGCGTGAGGCGGGCGCAAGCCCTGAACCCGTTGTCAAGCCTGCGCCGTCCCGCCCGAGTAAACAGCCGGTGAAAGTCGATCCGTTCAGCGGCGAAGAGAAAGGAGGTTCCGATGCCTGAAAGAACAGCACTCACACACCGCGAGCGCGTGACCCTGCAGAGTTGCCAGCCCGGGCAGCAGGAGATCGAGATCCTCGCCATCAGCGCGGGCAGCGGGAACGGCTGGGAGTTCCCGGCGGAGGTGCTGCGCGGTTCACTGGCGCTGTGGGACGGCGTGGAATGTTTCATCGACCACGCCTGGGAGAGCCGCTCGCTGCGCGACCTGGCGGGGGTGTGCCACGATCCGCGCTGGTCGGAAGAGAGCCAGGGCGTGCAGTTGAACCTGCGCCCGTTCGGCCCCGCTGCGGGGTTGCTGCGGCAGGCCAGCGCGGACATGCGCTCCGCTGACGCGCCGCTGCCCAGCATCGGTTTTTCCGCGGACCTGGTATTCAGCGCTGCCGGGCGCCAGGTAACGCGCATTGAGAAAGTGCTCTCGGTCGACCTGGTGGTACGCCCCGCGCGCGGCGGCGTCTTTCTACCCGCGCCGGTGATGAGCGCAGACCCAGCAAATTTACAGATCAGCTTACAGGAGAAAAGCATGGAAATTGAAAAGCAAGGAACCAGTACCACCTCGGAGGCTGCGCCTCCGTCAACCGAATCAGCCGGGCAGGAAAGCAGCCTCAAAGCGCAAATGTGCGCCAGCCTGCTCGAAGCCTCACTGGCAGCCGCCCACCTGCCCCCCTCTGCCGAGGGCAGCCTGCGCACGCGCTTCAGCGGGCGCGCGTTCGAGCCGACTGAATTGCAGCAGGCAGTCGCCGAGACGCGCAAACTGGTGAGCGAATTGACCGGCGGCAGTGTCATCCAGGGAGCAGGTCTGATCAGCGAGATCGTACCACCTGAAGACCAGGTGAACGCCGCCCTGCACGACCTGCTCGGTGCAAGCCGCCCCAAGGAGCTGGAGGGATTGAAACCTTCGCGCCTGAGCGGCATCCGCGAGCTGTATACGCTGATGACCGGCGACACCGGCTTTAGCGGCGGCTACCACCGGGAGCGCGCGCAATTCGCCGCCGCCTCCGACCTGCCCGGGCTGCTCAAGAATGCCATGAACAAGCTCATCATCGACCAGTGGCAGGAGCTGGGACGCTCTGGCTACCGCTGGTGGGAACCAGTCGTGCAAGTGGAGCACTTCAACAGCCTGCAGGAGATCACCGGCGTGCTGGTGGGAGAAGTGACCGTGCTGCCCACGGTCGCGGAAGGCGCGGCGTACACCGAGCTGGCGGTCAAGGACAGCGCGGAGACCGGCGCGTGGGGCAAGTACGGCGGTTACGTGGGCCTGACGCTGGAGATGTTCGAGCGCGACGAGACGCATAAGCTGCGCCAGTACCCGCGTAAGCTGGCATCAGCCGCACTGCGACGCATCTCGGCGCTGGTGGGCGCGATCTTCACCGCCAACAGCGGTGTGGGTCCGGTCATGTCAGATACTTACAATGTGTTCGAGGCTACCCATCACGCCAACCT